CTGTAATCTTTTTCTTGACCATCCATATCTATTAATGGCATAGTTTTCTTGGCTACCGGTTCTGCATCACCACCTTCTTGATAACCCATTCTCATCAAACCACCATCAGCAGCAAATCTTGGTGCTAAATAGTTGTAAGGATTTAATCTTATATCAGCGATGTTAATACTGTTTTTTCTGTAGTAATCATCTAAATCCATTTTATCATCATCATCTTTACCTATACCCAATGCATCTAAAGCAAAAGGAATTCCTAAACCTAAACCAAGAGTTTTGCCCATAGATAAATTATCAAAAGAAAGAGCTTTATCACCACCTTTAGTTAAAATTTTAGATAAAAATCCACCTGGTTTTGCAAAGTTAGAAAATCCACCTGTAGCTTTTATACCAAAACCTGGCATAAAATAAGCACCTGCTCCTAATAATGCAGCCTTACCAAATGGAGACTTAACAACTTTCTTAACAGCTCTTGTTGCTTTCTTAACTAGTTTACCTAAGAAATACATTTGTCTACCAGCTTCATCAATATTGTCATCAGCAGCACCACCCATAACATCAGTGTTCATGATACCACCACCCATAGCAGCAACTCTTCCACCATCTGCAAGACCCGTGAAATCAAATATAGAACCAGCGAATCTTGGTGCTAGTCCACCTAGATTTCTTGTAGGTGTTGGTGTTGTTGGTGTTGTAGGATCTTGGTTTACGAAACAATACGCTGGTGGGTTAGGTCCTTTACATGGGTCCATTTCTTCTTGTCTATCGTCTCTTCCAAAATTTGGATTAGGATTACCATAAGCATCTGTCTCACCTGACATTCTTTTACCCATGTAATCTTTATAAACATCATCCATTAATGCTGGATCTAGCATTTCAAATGTTGTTGGGTCAATAGGCGTTCCATCAAATTTATATTTACCTGCTTCTAATACAGATTTTCTAGGTCTACCAAATATATCTTTAAAACCATCTTCTGTTCCAGAAAAAAATTCTTTTGTTCTTTTAGATCCTTTTTCTAAAAAAGGTTTTGCAAAACCTAATGCTATATCTAAACTTGTTAAACCTGTTTTAGGTAAATTAAATTCATTTTGAAATGCTTCTAAATTAACACCCGAAAATCTGTCATTTTTTTCAAAAAGACTGTTTAATGCATCTGTATCATTTTTTGCTAAATCTTCTTTATCAATACCTGAAGCTACTAAATCTGCTAATTCTGTATCAGACAAACCATACGGATTATCGTAAAATTTTTCTCCAATTTTTACTTGTGGAAAATCTCCTGTTAATATTCGATTAATTTTTTTTCTACGTCTATCTGTTTCTGCTTTTTTAGTTGTTCTTAAAAAATCTCTTACTTCTTTTTTAGCTTTTTTTTCAGCTTCTTTATCTCTATTTTTTTTAGCTTCTGCTTCTCTTTCTTTTCTGTTTACTTCATATTCTTTTCTAGCTGCTACATCTTTTTTTCTTTCACTTTTTTGATAATTACCTGTTCCAGTATCTCTTCTTCCCGATACATCATTATCAGATCTACTTCCTCCACCACCTCCAGAATAAGTTCCACCTTTACCACCACCCTGTCCAGTTTTTGAACCAAAGTCTCCTTCTAAAGAAGGTATACCACCAGGTCCTCTATTTGGTTTACCATCTAATGATCCATATAAATTTAAATCTATAAGTACATCTTGTTCTTCAGGTGTAATGTAAGCTAGTTTTGCTGTTGGTGTATCTGGTGATGATTTAGCTATCTTTGGTACAGTTACCATTTCTGATGGCATATAATTCATAACACCTGCTTGCTTTACAGGTTCTTTACTACCTTTTTTATACATCTGTCTTACTTGTTGTGCTCTAGTTATTGCCATCGTTCTATTATATTATAATTTTGTGTCTCCTCCAAGAGGTAATGCTTCTACAGTTATTTTAACATCTCTTTTAATATCATCAGCTACAGTATCTGTATTTGAATCTTGCACGTCTTGTAGAGCTTCTGCATCTGAGTTATACTCTTGTCCTGTTTTTACGTTAGTTATTGTAACCTCCGTCTTTGGTGTAATAACCTTGACTGGTTTACCGTTTATTACTTCTATTCTGTATGATGCTTCTGTTTCTATAAATGACATATTAATCCCTATTAATCT